GGATGAATTCCACTCGCCCACAGCAGGCGGCGGCCCGCTCTGCCAGTCCGTCAGCGGAATAGCATCATTGATCTGCTGGGCGACTTCCGCGAACGACATGCAGCGCACCACGCCAGAACCTGCTGGGCCGTCGCAATTGACCAGGTACAGTTCGCCGGTCGGGTTGATGTAGCCGCGCGGGTCGAACTCATCCACGATGCTGTCCAGCCCGAAGTGCTTACGAATTCGTTCAGCGTAGCGCGTCTTCCCGCAGCCTTGCGGCCCGTACACGATGGCGGATTTATTCATGATTTCCTTTCGGTTTGTCGTCAAAAACAATGCGGCGCATGTCCGCCAGGTGGCGTTCGGTAGCTGCTAGGCTGCCAGCGCTGCCGCTGCCTTCAGTCGGGCGCAGGCCGCAGTTCCACAGTTCATCCATCAGCTGCTGGGCTGCGCGCATGTCGATGTTCAGGAACGGTTCGGTATGCGATCCGATGTCAGCCTGTTCCATGGTCGCAGGCTTGGCGACGCTGAACGTGTCGCCGTTCTCGACGGCGAAGTGCAGCGCGATGCCAGCACGCCATGGCTGCGGATGGGCGTAGAATTTGCCGCCTCGCATCACGCACCGCCCGCCAGTTCAACCTGCGCCGCCTGGTTCGCCTTCTCGCGCAGCTTCTGTTCGGCCTTCTCGCGCAGTTCGGTGATGCTGCCGTGCTGGTTCATCAGTTCCCACACGATGGTCGCGGGCAGCAGTACAGTGTCACCTTCCTTCGGCTCGTTCAGCAGGAACATGCGCGTTTCGGCGGGCAGCTTTGCGTGCAGAGTGTCCAGCGTCTGCACAACCGGCAGAACAGCCGCAGCCGGTGGCGTCCACGGCTTCAGCGCCTTGGCGGTGACTTTCTTGCCGCCGTTGTCTTGCTTGGCCTTCACCAGCTTGTCGGCTGCCGCGTGGCCATGCGCACGCACCTGGTTGATGGCTTCCGTTGCCGCCACGCTGCCGTCCTTCACCAGCTGCTGCACCTGGTGCGGCGCGCTCGCCAGAATCAGCATCTGGTCCACGTGCTGGCGGGTCTTGCCGACACGGCGGGCGATGTCGTCAGGCGTCAGGCCGTAGGCAGTCAAACGGCGGTAGCCTTCCGCGATTTCCAGCGGACGTAACTTGCGGCCTTCGTTGCTGGTCATGATGCGGGCGGTGCGGTCCACATCGTTGCCAACGAACGGTTCGATGCGGATGTACTGGATAGGATCGCCCGCCGCGATCAGTTCCTGGTAAGCCGTGAAGCGGCGGTGGCCGTCCACCAGGTCAACGCCTTGACCGTCAGCCGACAGCACGACTTCCAGCGCTGGCACTTGGCCGCCGCGCTTGATGTGCGCCTTCAGTGCGTCGATGTCTTCGCGGTAGTCGTCTGCGTTCACGTCGCGCAGATTGAAGCCGTCCACGATGCGGATTGCGGACGGCACTGCTGCCATGCCGCTGTCGCCGCGCTTGACAATTTTGGCGTCGATCAGTGCGCGCCAGCTAAGTTTGATGCTCATTTGTTTGCTCCATGTGAAAGTCTTTAAAATCGGCATCGCCTTCCATGCGTTGCGTGCCGTCCTTGCGATACCAGCAGTACTTACTTCCGATCCTGTGCGGCCACTCGCGGCGCGTCATGTGAACGTAGCCACTGCAGCTGCACGAAGTTTTTCGGGTGTTGCGTGTGTTCATCCAGCTGTCAATGCGCCACGACTTTGCGCTGCACGAATTACATGCGGGTACGCGCAGGTATTCATCGGGCCTCATTGGAAATACGCGCCGCGCTTCGCACTTGCGGCAGCGGACGTGATAGCGCGCCATGCTTACAGGCGAATCACGCGCTGCGCGTCTCGACGCTGCACCTGGTTCACTGGATGATGAGCATACTTATCGCCCAGCACGCGTTTCGCGATTTCAACGCGGCGGGCATTGCGTGCAGCCATTTCGGCGGCGGTTTCTTCGGTCATCTGTTTGCGAGTGTGCAGCATGGTGATCCCCTGAAGTGGATGCGCCCCATGCTGGCGGCGCTGGTCGGTATTAGGCGGCCTTCTTGGCCTTGGACTTGTTTGCAGCGCCCTTCGGCCAGCCAGCCTGCGCAAAATCGCTGACCACGTTCGCAACCACTGGCAGAGTGCGGCAAGCGGCGGCGTCATCAGCTGGCAGGTACTTTTCGAATTCCGGAAGCATATCTACCAGCGCTTTGCGGGTCGTGCACGCCAGAGCGCAAGCGCGCAGCTTGCTTTCCAGCGCATTGCGCTTTTCGTCCTGAGAATCGTTTGCGCTATCCATGCGTTTGTACTCTTCAGCCGCCTTAGCGGATGGCGAGTAACCGTCTTTAGCGCACGGCACGCTCACGCTGCCGTAGCGGTACGCATAGTTCGTGTTCAAGAAATGGCGCAGACTTGCGTCGGAGTAGATCGCACGAACCTTCAGCGGCAGCTGCGCCACTGCGTCGTCCTGGATCAGCTTGCGCATTTGTTCCTGGTAGTCGATTTCTGGAACGTCTTGCATGGCAGCGCGAACGAAGGCGTTGCGGATGGTATTGGTCAGGCGCATAATTCTCTTTCAGTATTTGGGTTGCCCAGTGGCCGACTGGGCAGCGGTTGTGCTGCTGGGATTTTTAGTAGTAGCGAACGCGGGCGCGGGAGTTGGCAAGGCGGCTCAGCGCTTCTCGGGTGTTGCGTGCGTTGATGCTCTCGCTGATGCGCAGTCCAACAGCGCCCTTCGCGGCTTTGCGCGCCAGCTTGCTGCCGGCTGGGCGGGCTTTACCAGGGATGCGGCTACGAGTACGGCCAGCAGCTGCCATGGTCACAGGAATCTGCGGCGTAATCATCTGGTTAAAACGTGCTGCGAAGCCCATGCCGGAAGCGGCAGCGATCAGTGCTTTAGTAATCGATTTCATAAATTCCTAAGTAGAAAAATTGCTGCATAACTCATGCAGTACCGCAATTCTAACCCGGCCAAAAATATTTGCGCAAGTAAATCAGCAAATTATTTGCGACGACGCCCGCCCATGACTTTGCCAGCCCACACAATCGGGTTCTTGTAACCGCGCTTGCGGCCCAGGTCAGCGAGTGCGCCCAGGTCTTTGCATGCGGCTTGCTCTGCCAGTAGGCGTGCACGTGTTGCGCGCTTGTCGTCGTCGGTCGCTTCCTGCAGTTCGCCTTCGCCCACTTCCAGCGGCTTCGCTTCGGCCTTCAGCAGCTTGCCGCAGCCTGGGCAGCATTCTGGCAGCGGCCTGCGTATCTGCATGAAACACTGTTCGCACGTCACTGGCGGCGGTGGCGCGTTGTCGTTCGCGGCTTTCTTGCCCATGGCGCGGCCCAGCCAGTGTTCGGACCAGTCGCGTTCATCATCGGGGAAGCCGTGCCGGTTGCTGTTGCCCGCGTGGTCCAGCAGCTTGGCAATGTCTCCTGGACGCAACGCACGCCCCCAGCGCTGCATCACCTGGGACAGCGACGCGGACGGCGCGGCGTCGATCACGCACTTAATCTGCACGTCGCGCTGCGCCACTGCCGCGATGTCGAAGCCTTCAGCGAACAGCCCTTTATTCCACAGCACCTTAATGCGCCGGTCAGCATACGCCTGGATGACGCGGCGGCGTTCGGACTTGTCGGTGTTGCCGTCCAGATGCGCGGATGGAATGCCCGCCTGGTTGAACTGGTCGGCCATGTACTGGCTGAACGCCAGCGACGGTGCGAAGCCTACGGACAGTTCGTCGTTCGCATGCTTGCGCCAGTGCGTGATGATGTCGCCCAGCAGCTTCGGCTTATCCACCTTGGCTTCGACTTCGCCCGCAATAAAATCGCCCATGCGCTTGCCGACGCCGGTCACGTCCATGCCACCGTTCGGAACCCATATGCGGTAGTTCGATAGAAATCCGTTTTCCATCAGCCAGGCGGGCGTCGGACCAGGAACCATTTCATCGAAATGGGCATCTAGTCCGCTGCCATCCAGCCGCCATGGCGTGGCAGACAGCCCGATAATCAGCGTGCCGTTGTCGTGCAGCCACTTGATGACCGCAGCCCATCCTGCAGCGCCGCTGTGGTGGCATTCATCCACGATTGCGATGCGTGGCGCTTTGAGTTTCTGCAGGCGGCCTTTCAGCGTGTCGATGCTGCAGATTTGAACCGGCATCCGCGTGTCCATCGGCATGCCAGCTGCAATAAAACTGTGGTGAATTCGGAACTTATTAAATGTCTTGGACGTTCCATCCAGTAATTCGACGCGATGGCAAATAAACCATGTGTCTGCGCCTTTGGCTGCAGCCTGGCCCGCCATGTAAGACGCCATCACCGTTTTGCCGCTGCCGGTCGGAGACTGTAGCAGCACACGGCGATTGCGTTTCAGTGCAGCGCGCGTTCGGCTTACCAGGTCTTCCTGGTCTTCGCGTAGTTGTATCTGCATAATTCTGGCTGTTAGGAAATCACCAATTATAACGCGCAACAAATGCGCGATGGCAATAACTACAGCACCAGGGGAGAATGTGAAATGCCCCATGCGGGATACGAGATCGCAAAGCTGTTGCTGGCGATGACGAAGACAGCGGCGGCGGTCTTCCTGCACTCAGAAAACCACGCATCAGAAGCGGACGCGGTGATGCTGTGCGCAGCGGTGTACATCGGCCAGTGCGAGAAACGCCCGATGACGGCGGGCAAGCTATCGGCGTACATCGGCATGCCGCGTCCTACTGTGCTGCGCAAACTCGGCGAACTGGAACAACGCGGCCTGGTCAGCGCGAACAAGAAGAAGCAATGGTGCATCGCTGACAATTCGCCGAAAGTAGCAGCGCGAATTGCTGCGGCGATTGATGCGTTATTGCCACTTATTCACAATGCTGAAGCGATACTGTCCAGAATGGACACTCGCAGGATTGCGTCGAAACGACGACAAGAATTAGACAGAAATCAATCGCGGTGATTTGCAAGTAAGTAACAGTGCAACGAAGCACGCATCATTCACGCGCGATAATTTTGCATCGATAAACATAACCACACGCAACAGTTGTGGTATCATGCAATCTTTCCAGTCATCATTAAGGGGCAGAAGTGAATCCGGGAATCTACGACGACATTCCGAACGCCGACTATCACGGCGGCGAAGGCATCAGCAATTCAGGCTTGGCGATCATTCGACGCAGTCCGCTGCACTACCGTGCGCGCCAGCTGGCAGCAAACGACAACGAACCCACGACGGCGCAGGCCATCGGCACGGCGTTCCATGCGCTGCTGCTGGAACCGGAATTGTTTTACAAGGAATACTGCCTGGGCATTCGCCAGTCGGATTATCCGGATGCCATCGACAGCCGCGACCAGCTGGTGGCGATGGTCACGAAGCTGAACGAAGGCCGCCTGCCGAAGCTGTCCACCACTGGCACGAAGGACGAACTGGTGGCGCGCATCGTGGAAGCGCTGCCGACTGAAAGCCGCACGCCGGAAGTGTTGGCAGGCTTCCAGGAAATGAAGGGCGCGGAACTGAAAGCCACCATCGAAGAACTGAACGCGCTGCGTACTGGCCTGCTGTCCACCACGGGCACGATGGAACAGCTGGCCGTGCTGCTGAAGACCGAAGGCGTGGCCGTCACGCTCTGGAAGGATTTGAAAGCCGAATGGATGGCGAACAACGGCCACCGCAACGTGCTGACGCCTGAAGTGTGGGACCAGCTGATGAACATGCGCGACGCTGCTATGGCGCATCCTATCGCCCGCGCGCTGCTGACCGGCAAGCCTGGCAAGGCTGAACGCTCGGTGTATTGGATCGATGAAGCCACTGGCGAACTATGCCGCTGCCGTCCTGACTTCTGGCGCGAAGACGATATCGTGGTGGACATGAAGACCACGGAAGACGCCAGCCCGGAAGGCTTCGGCAAATCGATTGCGAACTGGTCCTACGACACACAGGACGCGTTCTACCGCGACGGCTGCGCTGCTGTCGGCAAGCCGCTGCGTGCGTTCGTGTTCCTCGCCGTCGAAAAGTCCGCCCGCGTGGTCGAAGGTCAGCCGCTTGGCGTTGCTGTGTACCAGTTGGACGAAGCAGGCCGCGACCTGGGTCGTGCGAAGTATCGCGCAGACCTGGCCACCTATGCCCAGTGCAAGGCGACGAACAAGTGGCCCTGCTACAGCGACAAGCTGGAAACGATCAGCCTGCCGCAGTGGCACATGAACCGCAATGCGCACCTTGTCGAAGGTGTTGCATGAAGGGCCGCGTTGACTGGTGCGGCGTCGGCTTCTTTGCGATCTGCCTGGCGTCTGCCGCCGTCACGGTGACGACGCTCTACAAACTCATTTTCTAAACCACGGAAGCAAAACACACATGAGCATTTTTCAAATCGAAGAAGCGCAGCGGGAAGGCGCGCGCCTGGTTATCGGACTGGGCGGCGTGTCTGGCGGCGGCAAGACCTACACGGCCCTGCAACTGGCTTGGGGCATGACGAACTACGACGCCAAAAAAGTTGGGTTCATCTGCACCGAGAATAAACGGGGTCGCCTGTACAGCGACAGCCTGGTGGACGCGAACGGCGAAGTGCATCGCTTCCTGATTGGTGATCTGACTGCGCCATTCTCTCCGCAGCGCTACATCGAAGCAATCCAGGAATTCGAAAAGGCGGGCGTCGAAGTGCTGGTGATCGACAGCGTTTCGCACGAATGGGAAGGCATCGGCGGCTGCGAAGACATCGCCAATGCAGGCAACGCGCGCAATCCGGCATGGAATAAGGCGAAGGCCGAACATAAGCGCTTCATGAACGCTCTGCTGCAGTCACCTATGCACATCATCGCGTGCATGCGCGCCCGTGAAAAAACGAAGCAGGAAATGGTGGACGGCAAGCTGAAGTATGTGCCGCTTGGCGTCCAGCCGATCTGCGAAAAGAACTTCATGTTCGAACTGACTGCATCGCTGATGATGTGGAACGAAGGTAAGTCGCAAGACGCGCTGAAATGCCCATCCGAACTGCGCGGCATGCTGGGCCGCCAGGAAGGCTACATCACTGCCGCTGATGGTGCCGCGTTGCGCGCCTGGGTCGATGGCGCAAAGCAGCTGGACCCTGAAGTGGAACGCGCACGCAGCAACCTGAACCTGGTGTGCGAACAGGGCATGGCCGCGCTGGTTGAAGCTTGGAAGAAGCTGCCGAAGGCGATCCGCACGGCGATCAATGCAGACGGCACTTGCCCTGATGTGTTCAAGAAATCCGCCCAGTCGTTCGACTCCCAGCGCACCAGCGACGACCAGGCAGCAGTGAACGACTTGAACGCAGAACTGGCAGGACAGGCCGCTTAAGATGACCGCAGCAGCACAGAAATATTTGACCAGCAAGGAAGCCGCAGAACTGTTGCGCACGAAGGTGGGCACGCTCGCGAACAAGCGTGTGAAGGGCGAAGGCCCGCCCTTCGTGAAGTTCGGTTCAAAAGTCCTGTACGAAGTGGAAGCACTGACTGCATGGCTGAAGGCGGCTAACGACAACCAATCAAGCGACAAATGAAAAATCTCATTCAGAAAATTCAAGACTACTCTGCCAAGCGCTCCGCCGTGATTTCGTTCAGCCCTAACGGGCGCATCGACACCGACGACGTTATTGTGTCTGCTTCGCAGTTCATGGAACTTATCGGCGCAGCAGCAAACGACAACAGCGAAGGCTTCGCGGTAACGCTCGACGCCCTGGGCTATTCCAGCCTGGCGCACGTGCTGGGCCGCGCGTTCGACCAGGCGGCGAATGGCAAGGGCAAGGAACGCCACGCCAATGAACTGCCGTTCGACCAGCAGCCGATGCAAACCATTGCGCAGGCCCACGGCGTAGGCTTCCTGACTGGCCAGGCGGCGAAGAAGTCCCAGGAAGCGCTGGGCCTGCCGCACGATGCGAAAATCCGCGAACTGCTGGGCGCAATCAACTACCTGGCGGGCGCGGTGATCTTCCTGGAATCGAAGCCACGGACGATTAGCGTGATGAAAACCAGCGCAGTGGGTCGCACTGGCGAATCCTCATCAAGCATCGGCGGCCCGTACTCCGACAGCAAGCGCCAGGCGATGAAAGACGGCGCATGCAAGGCGGACAGCCTGGGCGATGTTTGCGTGTCCTGCCGCCCAAACGGGCCATGTAAGGCGGTGGCGCGTGACTGACCTGTACGACCAGGCATCCGAAACTGAAGCGCTGGCGCTGTCTGCAGCGCTTCAGGCCCAGCAAGCGAAGGCAGCAGCAGCCGTGCAGCCGGTGGCAACAGGCGAATGCCTGAACCCGCTGTGCGGCGAAGAACTGGAGCCGCCGAAGTTGTTCTGCGGTCCCGATTGCGCGCGTGAACACGCACGGCGCAGCAAGTAATTTCAACCACACGAAAGACACATCACACCATGAAATCTATCGGTTTGGCCCGCCTGGGCCGCGACGCAGAACTGCGCTACACACCTGGCGGTGACGCCGTTTGCAATCTGTCGCTGTCGTATGTCTGCGGACAGAAGAAACAGGGCGATCAGTACGCGCCCAGCCAGTGGGTTGATGCCACGCTGTGGGGTAAGCAGGCCGAAGCGCTCGCGCCGTACCTGGTGAAAGGCAGCGTGCACTGCTTCTACCTGTCGGACATGCGCATTGAAACCTACCAGAAGAACGGCGGCGGCGAAGGCGTCAAGCTGGTGGCCCGCGTCGATAACGTCGAACTGGGACCGCGTGTCGGCGGCAACGACCAGGGCGACGCACCAGCGCCAGCACAGCGTCCTGCAGCTGGTGCGCCCGCTCAGCGTCCAGCGCCACGTCCTGCACCGAACTTCAGCGACATGGATGACGATATTCCCTTCTAGCAACATTTGTTTCTTTGACGCACGTTGCTAACTCACAACACAAACCCGCTTCGGCGGGTTTTTACGAATGGGAAGACAAATGAAACAGTTTTACTGGGAAGTGAAGCGGCTGAATAAAAAGACGGCCAGGATGGTATTGCTCTGGCGCGGCGTGCATGCATGGGTTCGATTCCCTGCCAGGCATATCGATGACAGGCGCTACCTAGCGCTATGCCTGCGTGATGTACGTTACGCCGCGAAGCTTCAATTGCGCGCTGTCCGCTGAAACGCAAAACCCGCCAGTGGCGGGTTTTTTTGTCGTCGCTATCTCCCCGCGTTGCCGGGATTTGGCCGCCGCATTTCTGCATCGGCTCAGGCTCGTTTGCGCCCAGTCCTATCTGGAAAGTGGCGCGGTTGGCTGTGGTGCAGGAATCGAACCTGCTGAAGTCGCTGGGGCCTTGCTCGTTCTACCCGAATCGCCTTGCGCGTCCGCTTGGCGCTAACCACACGGCTGGCGACTTCCATGCTTGTCTGGCTACTGGACCGGCATTATCCGGTTCGCTGCGCACCAGGGCAGAAATCGCCATGCGTGTGGCGACTGGTTGAGCCAGTCAGGCTTGTGGTGGGCCGGGTCGCAACCGGCTAAGTTTCCAGCATGCTGGGCTAGTCCTTTCGGGATGCACACCACACGACTGCTGACTGGACTATCGGATACAATCGCCACTGGTTCGCATCAGTGAACTGCCCTCGGCACGATTGCTTGCGCTCCGCTGCGCTCATCCAATCAGCATGCGTGTGGTGCCTGTCTTTCCAGGCTGTCATGCCTGCCCACACCAGCTGGGCCACTGCCTTACGGCTTGCGCCGCGTCACGGATTCGAACCGCGTCCTTTACCAAATCTCGGCAAGCGAGCTGGAATCGAACCAGCATGCTCTGTCGGGCTTTCGCCCATGTTCTAGCCGGTTACGTAATCCGGCACTGGCTTTTACAGTCGTTCGCGCCCCTGCCTGTCTATTCCAGGCTGTCTTCACATGCCGCCGAAGCGGCCCGCAGTGCGACAGGCAGGGATAAGAGGCCGCTACATTTCCCCTGCATGCTCAAGGATCGTTTCCGAACGGTGGCGAGCAAGAAACCAAATTATGCCATCACGCAGCAATCTTGTGTTGTTGTTTCTTCACAACGTTGCGTTCAAACCACTTTTCCCACTTCTTCATGGCTTCGCGCATCTGCGGCAAATAGTCGGCGTGGTCGTAATGCTTGCCGCCAGTGTCGCCGCGTGCGTGTTGCTGGATCAAGTCGCGCGTGAACCTGTCCACGCCTGCGCCGTCGCCCATGCGTGATTTCCATGTGCGGCGCAAGTCGCGGGCCTGGAAGGGCGCGCAGCAGTCCAGCGATGCGATGTGATGCGACACGGCCAGGAAGCCCATGCGGTCGGCCTTCGATCCTGTGCGCGCCGGGAACAGCGGGCCGTCGCCGTGCCAACGCTTCAGGCGTTTGAAAATCTCGTTCGCCTGGGCGGGCAGGGGGATGAAGTGCGGTTTCTTCCGGCCCTTCGTCTTGTGTGCTGGAATGGTCCACAGCGCGCGCTTCGTATCGACTTCGCAGCCGTCCACCTTGATGGTTTCCTGCACACGCTGGCCGCACAGCATCACCAGGCGCGCGCAGTCGCCCGATCCTTCATCCGTCAGCGATTCCCACACGGCGGCCATTTCTTCGGGCGACAGGTTGCGGCTGCGTTCCTTGCTCGCGCGCTTGTCCTTCGGCACGGCCATCACAGGGTTCACCAGAATGCCCCAGTCGTATGTCACGTCCTGGGTGTAGTCGTTCGTGGACTTCATCGCCCAGCCGAACGCTGACGACATGTAGGTGCGCTGGATGTCTGCCGTGCGCAGCGCGCCACGCTTGGCTGCTGCCGTCAGCGGCACGCGAATGTCCGATGGCGTCACGTCGCCCGCCAGCTTGCTGCGGCCCAGCTGGTCGGCTGCGTTGAACTTGCCCGTCAGCAGAACGTTTTCGACGTGGCCAGCTGAACCAGCGTCGCGTGCCTTCAGGTGCGCAACGTATTTCTTGAACAGGTTTTCGACAGTCGGCACTTCGCCGATGAATTCAATTGCGGCTTTCGGCTTCGATGACGACTTGACCAGCGGCCTGATGTCGTCGCCGAACTTCGTCCTGGCGTCGGCAAGGGTCATATCCGGGTATCGGCCCAGCTGCTTTTTGCCGCGCTCGCCTGCCTTCTTCCAGTGTGCAAACCAGATGGCATTCACGCCCGCGCTGGTCCTGCGGATGCGCAGCCGCAGACTTCCTTCGCCCTTGTTGCGGTTGCCGTCGTTAAGCACAGTTTCGCCCTGGCAGTCGCGGATTGCGGCATCAATTTGGGTTTTCGTCAGCACGCCTTTGCCCCTCGTTTATTGGTTTCCAGGGTGCCCTACAGGGTGCCCCAGGCGGTCAAGTGACCGGCCTTTGAAGCATTTACAGTTTTGCCGCTGCGGGTCAAATTCGCGTTGTGGATCAACGGGATGCGATTGCTTCAGGTGATGCGCAATTATACCCGATTATAGGGCGCAAGCAGCCTTCCAAGCTGAGGACGGCGGTTCGATTCCGCTCACCCGCTCCAGTAAATGATTTGCAGTGACAATTAGTTATTGGAAGTCTTCAGCTTCGAAGCTGAATACGTCAGGGTGCCCTCTAGGGTGCACTACAACCGTAGTCACTGCGTCACAGGCACTTCTTGAATTTTTGCGATGCACTTTGTGGGAACGTTTTCCACAAATTAAAAAGCCGCCTCAGTGGGCGGCTTTCTGTTGACAATGGAAACGAATCAAGCCGCGAATTCGGCGGAAGGCGTGTTGTCGTTCGCTGGCGTAGGAAGTGCGAGCGGTATGCGCCGCTTCGCAATCTCCATGTAGTCGTCGCTAATTTCGATCCCTACGAACTGGCGTCCATGTGCAACGGCCATCTTGCCGGTGGTGCCGCTGCCCATGAACGGGTCCAGCACAAGTTCGCCAGGATTTGACCAGCTTAGGATGTGGTCACGCGCCAGGGCTTCGGGAAAGATCGCTGGATGTTCATACGCCAACCTGTCTGACGCCGACGCGCCGCCGCTGACGATATATGTCCAAACGTTCTGCTTCTTCACTACTTCCTTGATCGGCACTTCCTTTTTGGTGAACTCGCCTTCTGTGTTGCGATTTACGGCGCGGAACCGAGTAGTGCGCTTGTCGTTCCACTTGTTGCGGCGCGGCACTTCGATGGCGTTCAGCCTAGGTGCTCCCTTGCTGAACACGAACATGAATTCAAACGCCTGGTAATAGCGCGTCGCGCCGCCGACTGGTGCGGGATTGTCTTTGTGATAAATCATGGTGTCGTGCAGGTTGAAGCCACACTGCATGAAGAACAGCGCCTGCTTGAACGATGTGCCTGTTTCGCTGCCGTTCACGGTTGCATCACCGACAACCCATACGACAACGCCGCCGTGTTTCGTGACGCGGTACAGTTCGCGTGCGATGGTTTCAAAGTCGAAGTGGAAGCCGTTGTATGTGCGTAGGTTGTCGTATGGCGGGCTGGTCACGGTCAGGTCGATGCTGTCGCTTTCCAGAGTTTGAAGAACCTGCGCGCTGTCTCCCAGGTGAAGTTTGAAATTGTCGTTCGCGGGCGTCATTTCGTTTCCAAGTCGAGTTAAAGAAACTCGATTCTCGCACACAACGATTCGTTGTGGAATGTTATTTGTACATCTTTTGCGTTCACGCAACTTCACGCGGCATCATGCATGCTGAAATTGATTCCAGGGTGCCCCTCAGGGTGCCCTACGAGGGAAAGTGACCCATCATTGATGCGTAAGGGTTTTTCTCGATTTTCGACGTTTTCTGCTGTTGAGCCAACGGGTTAGGATGGTCGCCCGTGAGTTGCAATGATGTAGCGTGACTACTTCAATTCAGCCTTCCAAGCTGAATACGAGGGTTCGATTCCCTTCACCCGCTCCAATAAAATCAATGACTTACAGCGCAAATTGCTTGATGCTTAAAACTCGGGGTGCCCCACAGGGTGCCCCGCCAGGAAAGTAATCACGTCGCGTCGTCCGCAATAATAATGTGTCACTCCGCTTCATCCTCGACAGCAGCGCCGCCTTCGGTCGGCGTTTCCGCTTCCAGGTCGCACACGTAGCCGCCTGACTTGTCCAGCCGGTGCGCGACGCGCGTCACGATCCATTCGCCGTCAACGCCATCACGGAATCCGATCATGGTCAGCGGGCTTTCGGCTGCTGCGTCTGGTCGTCCAGGCATCGTCAGTGACAGCGTGGATTTCTTGCGGTCGCGCTTCGCCAGTTCGGCCTTCGCGGCGGCCAGCGCCATGTCCTGCGTCGGGAAATAGCGTTTCATCCTGGTGACGGGTTCGCCGCTGCCCACCTTCACTTCGTGGCGCTTGGCCTGCTTCACCTTGTGGTAATAGGCCACGACGGTGCCGGAACTCTCGCGCGCGGTTTCGGTGACACGGAAGCGCGAAACGTCGTCGTTCGACGTGATCGACAAGCTGGCCAGCGCCTGGCCGCCTACAGACTTCGATTCGCCGCGCTTGGCCAGCACCAGCTTCCCGTTCGCAGGCTTCACGATGGCGTCGTAGTTCTTCCCGATGCGCACCAGCATGTTCAAGTCGCTTTCGTCGGACTGGTCGATGTGCGGCAGCGTGATTGATTTCAGCGACGCGGCCACGGCTGGTTCCATGCCGTGTTCCTTCGCGATCTTCGAAACCATGTCGCCCAGCTTCGTGTTCGACGGCCAGCTGCGTGTCTTCTGGCTCTGCAGGTTCGCTTTGCCCTTCGGCGTCTTGTCGAAGATAGCGCCGCGTGCGCGGATCACCATTTGGCTTGGCCAGCCGCTGTATTCAATCTCGTCCACCACGAACATGCCCATGGGCTGCGCTTCGCCGTCGTAGCCAAGCGACACTTGCAGTTCCGCGCCCTTCGGCGGTCGCTGTATCGGCTCGCCGCTGTCGTCCAGCACGATTTCCAGCATGTCGGACGTGATGCCGGTTTCGTCCGTCAGGTTCATGGAAATGAAGCGCGAAGCAATGGCTTCCGTGATGTCGGAATCGTTCGCCACGACTTTGAACGTAGGCATCAATCCCATAGCTTCAGCCCAGCCTTGACGGTTGGCGCTTCCAGCGTCGGCAGTTCGATGTTCAGGCCAGGCGGCAGACCAGGACCGTGTTCGGCCAGGCCAGGGTTTGCGGCCAACACCTGTTCGACCGTGCGATTGTCCTGCGAGCCGTAGAACTTCCAGGCGATGTAATCGACGGTTTCGCCCGCCCGCGTTGTGTAGGTAGCCATCAGCCGATCTTCTTCAGTACGGATTGCGCGCTGGTGCGGACGCTCACGGCCAGCACGTTCACGCGGTTGATATCGATCATCGCATTGCGCACTGCGCTTGCCGCCGCCTGGTCAGCGATGTTCGCCAGCTTCAGCACGCCAGACGCAGCGCCAGCTGCTCGCGACACTTCAGCACCGACGTGCACCAGGCTGTTCATGGCGCTTGGAATGCTCGCAATCGAATTCACGTTTCCGAGCATGCGCGCCGCGTCGCTGCCAGCGTTCTGCAGGCGCTTGGCCGTGTTCAGGCCATTGCGTACAGCCGCATTGATGCTGGACGCCTGCGCGCCGATTGCGCCCGCCATGCCGGCGATTGTGGATACGGCACTGGTCAGGCTTGACACAAGGCTGGTTGTGCCTTTGGCGGCAGATGAAGCCGCCTGTGTCGCGCTCGACAGCGTGCTGGGAACTGGAATGGCGCTGGTAATCACGGCGATTGCGCCGCCGAAGTCCTGGCCGTCGTCCTGGTAGCGGCGCAGGCTTAATGTGAATTCCTGTTTCAGCGCGACGCCCTGCGGCCCGAAGATGGTCCCGCGTTCTTCGACTTCTTCGATTACCCACTGGCCCAGCATGTTGCCGCGCCCGTCGATCAACGTTTGCGGCTCCAGCTGTTCTGCCAGGCTGCGCAGGTCGTTCAGCTGCTCGGTGCCGCTGAAGAATTCTGGATAGACCACGCCAGGCAGCGAAATCGTGTCCGTGCCGTAGCCGGTAGCCTGCAGCGCATCGTCCTTGCCGAAGCGCTCATTGCTCGCCCATTTGTATGCAGTCCTGCGCTGGATTTCCTGGTAGGCGGCAGTGGTGATACCAAAGCCGAAGGAACCCAGGCGCATCATGATGTCGCTCATGGTTTAATGGTCCGTAAGTGATCCACGCTGCTGCACAGCGGCGTCGCGCTTCATCATGTCGGCGATACGTCGCGCCAGCTGCTCTGTCGATTCGCCAGGCTGCTGCGTGATGTTGAATTCGTTGTTGTTCGTGACTGGTGCAGCACCAGCAGCGCCAGCGCCAGCGCCTCGCAGTGCAGGCAGCTGCCCGTTCGAACGCAGGTATTCCGTTTCCGCCGCAATGCGCTTTGCCTGCGCTTCGTTTGCCATGTTCGACAAGCCGATGAAGCCGCCCACGCCTTCGATGCCGCGCGCCGTGCCGGATTCGGCCTTTTGCCACCAGTTCATCTTCGACCAGTTTGTATCGTCCTGCTTCTGGTCGATGGCCTTGCCGCCCACGCCGAACTTGCCAGCGGCATAGTCGGCGGCGTTCGCCACGGCCAGCAGCCCAATGGCCACCTTAGCCATTCTGGCCAGCGCGCCGCCCGTCGTGGTCGCGGCGACGCCCTGCGCCGTTATGGCGGTCGTCTGCGCGGCGATGGCGGTAGTAGATGCGACAGCTGCAGCCGCCGTGCGCAGCTGGATTGCAGCGTACAGGCTCATGCCGCCAGCCGCTACGGTGATAACCGGCCCCAGCACAACCAGCGCAGCGCCCAGGCCAGTGATGCCGACAGCGGCAACCTTTACCAGCGTGCCGTGCTTCTCTGCGAACTCGTTGAAAGTCTTCAGCGCGTCCGCGCCTTTTTCAAGCGCGGCGGTGTACAGCGGCAGGATTTCGTTGCCCATGCGCAGCTTGGCATCAGCCAGCTTAGCTTCGGCTTCCAGTTCTTTGCCGCTGGCGCTGTTCTTGCCTTCCTTGTCCAGCTGGTCGATGTTCTGCGCGCCCTTGTTGCGAGCCGATGCGCGGTGGATGTTTTCGCGCTGGCGATACATTTCAGCCAGGAACGAACCGCCTACGCTGTTCGACACAATCATGCCGATGGTGTCGATTACCTGCTTTTCGTCGGTGATGCCCTTTTTGGCCAACTGCGGTAGCAAAACCTTTTCCATCCATTCGAACGGATTTGCGCGGAACAGGTCGGACCCAAGCAGCGCGCCTGGCTCCATGCTCGATACCTGGCCCGCCTTGTCGTGCTTTACTTTGGTTTTGTCGCCGATCAGGCCGAAGCGCTCCAGGTTCAGCACGGAACGCTTTTTGGAAACGCCCTGGTACAGCGACTTGTACAGCGAATTCAGGCCGGTGCCTGCGCGGTCACCGCCCATTTCCTGCACCAGGTGCTCGAACGTGTAGAACAGCGCTTCGCTGTCCATGCTCTTGCCTGCCAGGCCGCCAGTGGCCAGCATGTGCCGCCACTCGGTCGCGCTGACGCGGCCACCAGTGGCGCTGATGACTTGCTGGATTATGTTCGCCTGCTTGCTGAATTCCGCTTCGGATTTCAGGCCGCCGCGTGTCTCGATCACTTTCAGCATATCCATGAACTGCTGGCTGTTCTGCTCGCCGCGCTCGTTGCCGAATACCGCCTTGTTCGCGAACTTCATTTTCGCCATCAGCGGCGCGACCATTTCGGCGTGGTGCAGGTCGGCAAACACGCTCAGGCCGTCGCGCATCAGTTCCAGGTTTTCCAGCTGGCTGGTGCCGAACGTCTTCATGTCCTTGGAAAACTTGTACGCCTGTTCGTTGGTCGCCGCGCCCATGCCCAGCGCGGCAACGCGCGCCTGTTCGGTTTGGTAGTGCTTCGCTTCCTTGACGCCTGGCACAGCGGATGCGATCAGCGCGCCACCCGCGACGGTTACGCCGACTCCCGCATTGCGCACCGTGCTTGCTCGCCCGTTGATGCGGGCGCTTTTGGCTTCCGCGTCAGCCAGTCGCTTCTGTGCGGCGCGCAGCTGGTCAACGGTCTTGATGGTGTCGGCGTACTTCTGGCGCAGGCCGTCCACGTTCTTGCCCATCTTGCCGAACGTGTTGATGCTGTCGCCCAGCAGGCGCTGGCGCTTGTCCAGGTCGCGAAGGGTATTGCCCAGGCCGCGCATCATCGACGTGGTGGAGCCGACAGCAGCACGCAGTGTGCTGCTGACGGTCCCGCCGATGGTGATCGTAGTGTTTAAACGCTTATTTGCCATTCAATTTCGCGAGTCGATCAAGATAGTCCATAAACCGCGAAGTCGGCATGGCTAGAATTTCCGCTTCGGACCAGCTGGTGTACGATGCCAGCACCAGAATGCCATTAATGCAGCGGTCTTCGCTTAGTCGAAAAAACCTTCGTAGGCCACCTGCAGCCGCGCGTAATCCTTCAGTGGCAGGCGGTCCAGGTCACTCGGTGCAAGCTCGCACAGGTTCTGGAAAATGTTGGCTTCGCGCTCGCCCATATCGGTGGTGTCCTTGAACGCAACGCGCTGGTCCTTCACGGTTGGTTCGCGCATGCGCAGTGCTTTCACCTTAGTGCCGCCCAGGTCGAAATCGCGGGACAGGGTAATGTCTGCAAAGCCGTCGCCGTAAGTTACGTTTTTATTTTTCATGATGCCTCTGATGAATTAAATTGCTGGCCGCCGAAGCAGCCAGCCGGTCGATCACATGCCCAGGTTCGCGCGCTGTTCAGCCAGCACGTCCACGCCGTTCACGATGTGAATCATGTTAATAACGTCGATTTCCTGCACCACAGTGTCGCCGTGCTGCAGGCGGTAATAGTTCAGGTTCATGCTGACCTTGATATCAGGCTTCGAACCAGCTTCGACGGTGCCCTGGTCAATCTCGGTGATCTGGCCGCGCAACACGTGCGTGACTGGCGTGCTGGTGCCGTCGTAGCTCTCCAGGTTTTCGCGCAGCGTCAGCGGCACATACTGGCCTTCAGCCAGACCGAACAGCGACAGCACATCGCGGCTGAACTGGATCATGGAGAAATCCGCGTCCATGGCTTCCATGCCCATGCCAAGTTTGACGGGCATGTTCATGCCGCCGCCCCGGAATTCTTCGGTCTTCTTCGTCAGCTTCGGCGGGTTGACGTTGTTGACCTGGCCAGCGTAGCCGCTGCCGTCAACGAACAGATTGAAATTTTTGCGAACGTCGCGCGCAGTCATATTAGAAAATCTCCTTGATGTAGTCGTTCACCAGGTGGCTGCGGAACGTGATGTGTTCTGCCGGGTAGACTGGCGTGAAGTCGAAATCGAAGTACACGTGGCCGTTCGCGATCTGGTCGGCGGTGTTCAGCTCCTCATCGGCCCAGCACTTGCCGCCCAAGATTGCGCCGATGGCCTTCAGGTGGCGCAGGTAGGCGTTCACGCTCTCCACGACTTCGGTCACGTAGTTTTTCGTGATGCCGCGATCCACAGCCCAGCGGTGTGCGCGCAGGATGCTGTCGTTGATGATGTCGGCGCTGCGCACGACGCACAGGAACTGCCATTTCGGATCATCGGACAGCGTGCGGTTGCCCCACAGGCGGTAGCCATCTTCGCGCACGATGGTGGCCACATTCGCTTCGTTCAGCAGGTTGGCGCGGCTGTTCGGGTCGTCCAGCGCGAAGTCGATTGCGCGGGCGGTGCCGACGATGCCGTTGAACAGCTGATTGGACGGACTCCACCAGAAACCCAGTTCGTTGTCGATGCGGGCCTGGATGCCAGCAGCGCCAGCGCTTGCGTACTGGCTGACCAGTGCGCCGCCTTCGGACTTCACCACTTGCGGGTCGATCACATACACACGCTTGCTGCCGAAGTCGCCAGCGTAGGCGATGGCTGCGGCGTCGGTGGTGTTCGGGCCGTCGGCGAAGATCACGGCGCGCAGGCGTTCTGCGATGCCGATCATTTCCGCCACGACAGCGTTGCCAGCGGTGCCAATGGTCGCGGTGATGGTCGCTCCAGTGCCAGCGCCTGCGCCGGTCAGGGTGAAAGTCGGCGCTGCGGTGTAGCCGCTGCCGCTGTGCGTTACTTCGCGTTTGGTGATCGCGCCGCCGCTGATGGTGATGCGCGCTTGTGCGCCGCTGCCGCCAGTGCCGCCAGTCGCGTTGATGGTATAGACGCCATCGGTGTAGCCACTGCCAGCTGCGCCAGCCAGGGCGATCACGCCGCCAGTCACGCGCTGATGCGTGAAGCCAGGCGCGATCAGGATGCGCGGCTGCTGGCCGGTGACGGCCTTCGCAGCCAGCAGCGCCTGCATGCCCAGATACTGGCCGGTGTTGCTGTCCACGCCGCCGATGATATTGGCCAGGGTTTCGGGGTCGGTCGCTTCTTTCTCGACGCGGATCACAACGACAACAGCGCCAGCCTGGTCAAAAATCGAATCCAGGGCGGAAGGCAGGGTGCCAAGGCCGTTGCCGGTTGTGTCCAGCTTGGCTGCCAGGGTGCGCGAGTTGGCCACCAGGACAGGGGTATCCAGCGGGAATGCGGTTGCGTCGGCGTCGGGCGCTGTGCCGACAATGCCGATGACGCTGGAACGAACCGTGCTAATCGGGCGCGAACCGCCGTCGATGTTCACGACTTCGACGCCGTGCAGGAAAATTTCGCTCATAAGTGGGGTTGTCCTGGTAAAAAATCGGATTTCTCAGCCCGCAGTTTGAAGGCGAAACGCCGCTTGTTCCTCTGGTGGGTTTTCCAACAAAAAAAGCCGCCCAATACTGCGGCGGCAAAGGCGAACGGAAAATGTCGGTCAGGTCTTGATGATTTTGTTCAGCACCACGGAAGGCTGAACGTTCGGGTGTGCGCTGCCGGAGCCCTGCGATGCGTTGGTGATCGATACGCCGGTCGATGCGCTATTGATGGCTGCGGCCTGCTGCAAATAGAAAATCGAAGAGCCGCCAGTACCGCTGGAACCGCTTGAATACGTGGCGGCTGCATTATGGCCGTGTGTGTGGCCTGGATCGTTCAGCGTGTTGGCGTGCGTGTGTGCGGGCATCTGCGCCGTGGTCAGCGTGTGCGTCTCGCTGCCGCCAGCTGCGCCCAGCGTAGTGCCAGTGATGCCGCTGGCTGCGCTTGTCACGCGATTAGCAGCTGCGCCGCCCATGTTGTCTTTGCCGATGACGGCGCGACCACGGCAATCTGGTAGGCTGAAATGTGTACCGTCTACAGCGCCGTAAGTCGTTCCGATGGCCGCAAACAGGTTCGGGTAGTCGGTTCGCAGTAGGGACTGGCCGTAGCACATAAGCCAGTCAGTCGGCGCGGTAGTGCCTGCAAAGTCCAGAACGGTGCCGGTCATACCGGCCCACAAGTCAAGTAATCGGCTCATACACTCCCTTGTTTGAGGATGGCGGAAACGTCAGGGTTCGCCGCCAGAAATGCCTGCAGCTTAGCCACAGGGTCGTTGTCGTTTGCTGGCGCTGGCTTCGTCACCAACGCCCAGGCCGTGCCGTTCCAGTGCGGCACTTTGCCTGCAGGGATGCTCTGTGGTGGCTGCACAAGCGTGCAGCGCGCAGGGACAAGCCATACGCCAGGTTCCAGCGGGCTTTCGTCGGCTTCGGTTTGGCCTAGCAGCAGGCCGGAATTGTCGAACTGATATGCGGTCTTTGAAGTCATTTCACTGCCCTTAGAATTTCACGCAGGCCAGCAGCGCAACGTTGCGCGAGCGGGTTTCCGATGCGAAGTTACCAACGGTGCCAGCCGTCTGCGTGACCCATTGACCGCCAGTGCTCCCGTTGCCCACATCGGCGTCGCCGTTTGACTGGTTGTAGTTTGTGCTGTCCAAAGGACCCCAAACACTACCAGCTGAAATGCCTTGCGTGTTCATCAGGTGGTTATGGTTCTGCATGGCATGGCCCTGCGCCGTACCAATCGCGCGGCCAGCGTCAATTCCGCGACCGTCATCCCACCCGCGAATGAATTCACCGCGCAAATCTGGCAGGTTGAACGTGTTGAAGCCATCGCCAACCCCGAACGTCGTGCCGATGGCCGCGAACAGGTCGGCGTATGCAATTCGATTCACGGCAGCGCCGTTAGCCTTCAGCCAGCCAGCTGGTGCAGTGCTGCGCGCGAAGTGCGACACTTGGCCGGATGGTGCCATCTGTCGCGTCTCTGCTTTGTTGAAAACGTCCAGGTTTGTGCGCGCTACTGCCTTATCGGGAACGTCGGACAGGTTCAGGTCGCGGGCCAGCGGAAACGGCACGCTGCCAAGTGGTTCGTTTTGCGTAATGCGGATGATCGCCCCAGCTGGGTACGACTTGCCCAGCACAACCTTAGTGTCGGGGAAGGTTACGTCTTCCAGCCAGCCATCCACGCCAGCTTCGTGACCGATGCGGACGCCTTCGATATAGACAGCTGCCCCGCGCGTTGTGACTACGGCGAGAGTAACAACAGTCTGCGAAGCGGCCAGCGTCTGCTTTTCTTCGATCACATCCACCACGACGTTTGTCGTGTCGGGGTCGCCCCACTCGGTGTCACCGTCCGCGTTCGACGCCTTGCGCAAAATCTGGCCCGTGGTCCCTCCAGGAAGCAGCGCTGCTGGCGTGATGTTGTTGACGATCCAGGCTTGAGTGGCAACGGCCACGTTCGGATCAATCTGCAACGTGATGACATCGGCGTTCGATACTTTGAACTGCAGTCGCACTACCATGTCCGAAAACGCACCTTCGGCGTCGGTCGGCTTGTAGGTGTCGGGGATGTTCGCCACAGCGAACAGTCCGCCGTCAGCATCGAAGATGCCGCATTCGCGCACGGTGAACCCGCCTTCAGCAGCTGGCACGACCAGTTCCGCCGTGAACATTAGCAGGTCGTCAGGGTCTTGATAGACGCGGTTCACCGTGTCGCGGTACAGCTCGCGCACAAGTGCGGTCTGGCCTTGATTGGGCGTGACTGGATTGCCATTGCCGTCGCCGACAGCCATGTGCGTCAGCACGATGGGGGTGCCAGTGGCTTCTGCCGACGCTACTTTCGCCAGGCCGTATGCTGTGTGGATGGTTTTATAGATCATCTTCAAGTCCGTTCGTTGGTCATTGCGGGCTGTACCAACCGTTGATCTGCAGGCTAGCGCCGTTGGCGCCAGGATATCCGCCGTCTGCGTATTTCACGCTGACAACTGATGAAGTCATCAGGCCAGTTAGCCCCTTGCCGGTTAGGGCTATTTCCGTGCCAACCGCTCCACCCATCAGCTTTGTGGTGTCATAGGGGAATGGGAGCGTGTAGCGAATATCACCCGCACCAGTGCCGTTGGTCGTAATCGGAATGTTGATGCTGTAATAGATCAGCCCGCCGTTGCGCATGTAGTTCGCAGTCACTGCGCCAACCGTTGTAAGTGTCCCGGTTCCGGCTGTTACAGTCGGAGTCCAGGCAAATGCTGCATCCGGCGCATTCCCCGATACTCGGTATTCCGTGACGGTGGCGGTGTCGATAAACGGGCGATACTGGAAATTCAGGTCCATGACCCTGTTGTCATAGACGCGTACAGGATTGCCTGCTGCCACACCGTTTTTGATGTAAATGTTGTAGTCGGCGGTTGTGTAGCCGCACCCCGTGAACTGGTTATCAGTCACGAATAGCCCCGACGTTGGCGTAGCCGTCAACGCATACTGTATCGACCGGCGCGCAACGTTGTAGAACTTGTTTTTCGTGATGGACATATTGGCAAGATCAGTCGGGCCGGATGGGGTCGCATCAGCACACCAAACGCCATGTCCAGCGATATTCCGCATCTCGTTGTTGTCGATATCGACTCTGCGATATGCGTACACGTAAATTGCGCAGGTGTACGTCAAAACCCAATAGGTCGCATTGGGCGGCGCTTGGTTTGTGTTCGCCACGATACACCGGTATGTACTGCCTCCAGAGCTAACGATCTGCCCAACCGCATACGCTGTCGCGCCGCTCCATGCTGGGCCAATCGATACCGTGTCGATGCGGTTATTTTTGATGGACGAATCCATCAGTGCGCCGACATAAATAGCCGCCGCGCCCGCCTGGTTAGCTGGGTTTTGTCCAGCAGAAATAATGCTATTGCCTTCAATAACAATATTGCTGGCCATTGCGGTGTTGCTGCCCCACAGGTAGCTGGAAAAACCACAGCTAGACGAGAAATACGAATAATTGCCGGTCGCTATGACGTTATGGCAGCTGGAAAGATTGAATCCGTTACCAGTCACATTGCCGTAAGCAATATTGCCATGGAACGTCCCGAACTGTGGCGGCGAAAGTGAAGGGCCGCTATCCCAGACTGCCGCGAAAGCATCGTCGCCGCTCGCATAGACGCGGTTTTCAGTGCATGTAAAACCATTTGCACCGTCCGAGAAATGGATACCGTCCGCCTTCGGGGAAATCACCACATTACCGTGCACGCGTGTGCGCGTGCTTGCCGAAACCCATACCCCTGCAGACGGAATGTCGTTCAATGTGCAGCGCTCGACGGTGGCATTTGTGGCACCTGACACACTTATGCCAAAACCATAACCAGTATTCCGCAATGCCGCAGGATCGCTGCGCATACGCACGCCAATTGCGCCGCAATCTACCCCGCCGATGATAAGGCAGTGGTTGTATGCGAATGGCGGAAGCGTGTAATAAATCTCGCCAGGGCCTTCCAGCGTGACGCCAGTACCTGAAATTCCAAGCGAGTCAGAAACCTTGTACCGGCCCGCTGGCAGCTTGACCCGGCATCCCTTTATTGTGGCTGCGTAGTCCAGCGCGGCCCTGATTGCCAAAGTGTCGTCAGCGCCAGAAACAAACGCGTTTGAGCCGTTTAAAACGGTATCGCCAACGGCTCCAAAATCCTTGACGCTGACGGTTTCCCTTAGCTTGTCTTGTATGGCGCGCGCAATCGCACCTGCTGCATTTTGAATAAATGCAGTCGCGGTCTTGACGATGTATGCGGCGATATTTGATAGCTTTGCGCGTGCCCAAACACCTGCTTTTTTGAACGCCCAGGTCTCAGTGCCGTCAAGCGCGGCCGGTTCGGATGCCGCCGCATCAGGATTAAGCGCCTCCGTGCGGTTCGTAAGTGCCTGCGCCTGCAGGTTCATCGGGCCGCCTGGGCCGCCCAGCGCTGCCGTAGTGATCGGCAGTTCTACGACGTTATCCCAGCCAGGTGTCGGGGTCAGGTTCGACATTTAGTTAAATACTCCATCAAGATTCTGCGAGCCATCCAGCTGCCAGCCGCCATCAAGCAGCAGTGGCGAACCGGCTTGCGGCTCATATTTCACGGTGATTTCGCTGCCGGTCAGTGATGCGCCAGCAGTGAATAGGCGCGCCTTCGTCGTTATCGTCGGGATTACGGTTTCCAGGTGCGAGCGCAGATTTTTCGTGGACTCGACGACATCAAGAATTCGGGCCAGGTCGCCGTCACTGATGCCCACCTGGTCAACGTCCAGGTGCAGCAGGAACGTGTATTCAGGCCCAATCGGTGTTTGGTTGAACCACTCTTGAACCTGAACATCGAAGCCCAGCGCGGCCAGCGCGCGCTTCACTGCTCCGATAGTGCCCTTGTGTTGATGGACATAAACGGAATCGCGGATGGTCTGGCGCTTCTGTTCATCGGTCCAATCGGTTTGCCAGGCGTCAACGGAATACTGATGCGCAAGCCACGGCAGCAGGGCAGCAGGGCATGCGCTCGGGTCTTTCGATTCCCGCACCAGCACAGGCACATCGGAAATGCGCGCAGTCGCGCCTTCCATGGCGCGTTCCTGCGCCGTCGCACTAGATGGCAGCAGGGTGTCACTCACCAATGCCACCATTCGTCAGCGTGATGGCCGTGCAGCGTGCGGCCTGGCCCCAGTCCGCCACGATGTCAGCGGTTGGCTGCGTCAGCGTCACGTTCTGCACGCCGTCCTGGTGCAACGCGTGGTAGATGCCAGACAGCGTGATGTCGCGGCCCAGTCGCATGCTGGTTTCGGTGTAAGACTCGATTGCGGCCTGCGATGCCGCCATGACAACAGCCGCGTCAGGCCCGCTGTATGTCTTGATGGTGGCAACAACGGTGTACGGCAAGATGACGGCGGCCTGCACGGTCACGTTGTCGGTCAGTGGTCGCACGTCGTCGCCCAAAGCCGCAGTAACAGCGGCCAGCAGTTCAACCGATGCAACGCCATCATCCACGCGGGACAGGATGGCGACACTTACAGCGCCAGGCGTTGGACTGGTCGCTGCAGCATCCAGCACGTCGGCGTCAGCGCTCAGCGAGTGGAACAGGTAAGCACCTTCCGGCCCCGCCGTGCTGAAGCCTTCGAACGCCAACTGCACGCGACGGCGCAGCGCTTCGTCGCCTTCGTAGGTCGGCGGCACAGGCGGGATTGCGTCAGGATTGCCCGCATCCAGCAGCAGGCGCTGCACGTTGTAGTTCGCAGCAATGTTGTCCAGGTCTGCTCCAACAGCGTAGGCCAGCGTCGTTGCCTTGATGGCTTCGTTGACGCGCTGGCGCAGCAGGAATTCGCGGTATGCGGCAACTTCCAGCACCTTGTGCGCCGGGTCGGATTCCACCATGGCGGTAAATGATGCGTCGCGCGCTACCAGGTCGGCAACCATCGCCGCCAGGATGGTTTCATAATCCAGCGGCTCAACAGCTGCAGGTAAGGGCAGCTGCGACAGGTCTACAGCGGTGAAAGAACTTGCCATTAGCTTTTCTTGATAACGATGCCGTCCAGCGTCACCACGCTGCCTTCAGGCAGGTAGTCACCCGTCACGTCCAGTTCGACGCTGCCAGGCGATGCGGTAACGACGTTGATTTTTTTCACTCGAAAGCGCGGCTCCCACTTGTTGATGGCCGTCACGCCCGCAGCGATGATTTTTGTAATGGTTTCGCGGTTAATGGGCGCATCGATCAGGCGCGGCAGTTCGCTGCCGTAGTCGCGACGCATCACGCGCGTGCCAAGTGGCGTGCGCAGGATGTCGGCGACGCTCTGGCGCATATGCTCCAGGCCGCCCAGCCGCTTGCCAGTAGATGCGTTCATTCCGTCCATGCTGCCATTGTCGGCGGCATGGTAAGTTTGTTCCTCTGGTGGGTTTTCCGACTACATACGGCAGGAAACAATTTCAATGACGATTGTGCGGCGGTCGTTGCGCGCGGGTACGCCCGTGTAGTCGAAATCAAGGTGGACAGGGTAGTTGTAACCAACCATGCCGCCGTCCAATATGATCGACACGGCGTCGCCGGTCTTCGATGTTTCGGTGACGGTCAGTCCGGTGGCGGTAACGGTGAAGTCGCCGACGTGCGCGCCGATCAGGGCGCAAACGTCAGTCAGGTCCAGCGTGTAATCCAGCGCCTTGCCCGCCACCTTCTGGATGTGCGGCAGCCCGTTTTTGATGGTGTATCCGATATTGTCCATGATCGCCTACGCGTTGAATTTGAAAGTGCGCGACTCGGCAGGGAAGCGGAACGTTCGCAGCGCCGAAGCCACGAACGTTTGCGCGCTGACGCTCGCGCCTGGCGACATGTTCACCTGGCCCGCTGCAGCGGCCAGCAGCCGGTGCCGCTGCGCGATTGCGCCAGGGCTACTGCTGTTGATCTGGATCGATGTCGCCCCCACCAGGACGCTAGTCTGCTGGCCCAGCGCTGCGGTGCTCGACAGGTTGCCCTGGCTGGAATTCGCGCCGGTCAGCTGATGCCGCTGCACAGCAGCGCCAGCACTGGACGTACTGGCCTGTGATGCGCCCGCGCCGGTCAGTTTGTGCCGCTGGGTTATCGCCCCGCTGCTGCTGCTGTTCGCCTGCGTCGATAATTCAGCAGCCAATGCCGCAGACCCGGCAAACACCTGGGCACCAAAGACGCCCGCGCCAGCAAGGTACTGCGCGCCGTAGACGTTGCTCATTTACGCCACCGTTACGGGCGCTGCAAATGCCTTCGGCGAAGGGCTTTGCGTAGTTGTGCCGTCCGTGTCACTGACGACAAGGAACCCGACGCCACCAGCTGACAGCGACGTGTTCACAAGCGGCAGCGATAGGACGCCGGAAGCATTCGTGGTCGCCCCCGTGCCCTTGTCTGACGGTGCCGCGAAACCATCCGGCGCCGACTGGTCGAAGAACGCCCATTTCAGCCCGGTCAGGTTGGCGCGCGGATTGCCGCTGCCGTCAACCAGGCTCAGCGTGGCGTGCTTGGCATAGAACGCGCCCACAATTGCGTCGTATGCCTTCGCCGATATCGCCGTGATTTCTTGCGATGTGGAGTAGTGCAGGGCGGAAAACAGCCCGTTCATATCTGCGACAGCGGCGACGTTCGCATTGCTTGCGCCGATTGCCGCGATGGCGGCATGGATCGCATTAAACCCGGTGTCACTTGCACCAGTGCCGCCCGTGCCAGCAGCATTTCCAGCGGCGTTGATGTTCATCAACACCCACTTTTTGCCAGGGAAGCGCGTCACGCACCAATCGTTGATGATGGCGTTTATTGCCGATTCGTAGGTGCTGCGTGCCGTTCCGATGGCGCAATCGCCTTCACCCTGCCACCACAGCACAGCCTTGTGTCCGCCAATGTTGTTGGCGCGGTCCAGCATCGCGCCATACAGCGAAGTGGTGCTGGTAGATGCCGCCCAGGCAGACGCAGAAGTAGAACCCAGTGCGCACGGGACAAACGCGACAGGGACGCCAAATGCCATCAGCTGCGTGGCCAGTTTGCCGAAGTAGGAGTTTGTCGCGCTTCCCGAACCCTGCACTGCGTAGGTCGCAGACGCTGCTGAATAATTCGACGCGTTCGTTGTCTTAGAAAATGGATCAGTCGATGTTTCGACGTTCGGGCGCCAGCGGCCAGTTTTATCCAGGATCGACGCCGCCCATGCGGGATGCGCACCAGGCGCTACAGGCGGCACATAGGTGCCAGCGCCTGCGCCGACGTGGTTCGATTGGCCGGCAACCATGTACACATCGCCGACGCCGACTGCCACCAGCGTATTGAACACGGTGGTTTTATTCGCGAACCGCACGGACAAGTCGCCCTGTGCTGGACCGGCCAGTGTAACCGTTGCGTCGAACGCGCCCGAACCCATCGTGCCGCCCAGTGCCGCCCACGCCCCACCGTTCCAGCGATATTCAAGGGAAGTCGGCGAGCCGACATAGGTGCCGGAAATGCGCACGCTGGCATTGCCGCTTCCGTCGCGCTGGAAGATTCGGTAGTCGACAGCCGACTGCGCGAATGACGGCTGCGTAAAGGCTATGCTGTCGGCGTCAACCGTGATGTTTGCGATGCTTGGCGAAACTTCCGCCGCGTTCTGGCTGGCTCGCGCTGTCAGCGTGTTTGCAGAGCCAGGCGTCAGGCTGAACGTTGCGGACCAGGTGCCGCTTCCGATAGTCGCCGACGTGCCCAGCACCCAGGCATTGCTGCCGAACTGCACTTCGATGCCCTGCGGCACGGTGCCGGTGTAGGTGCCGGAAATGACGGATGTCTGGCCAATCGAACTTCCGGCAGCTGGGCTGGTGATGGCGAGCGCATCAGAAACGGCACTGTTCGCCTGTGCGCGGTACATGTCGCGCCCCAGCGTGGCCAGTTCGGTCGTGGTGAAAGACTTGTTCCAGTGCCAGATGTTGTTCATAACTGCGCTACCAAACGCAGTAGAACCGTATTGCATCTTCGTGGCGGCGGCCCACGTGGAATCAAATTGCGTCGTGGCTGCAGCGCCAGCGGCGTAGCGGGTAATCAGGTTGCCTTGCGCCGTGACATCCAAATCATAGACCGTCACCACGCCAGAAACGCGCTGGATCAGCGTAACGATTGTCTTATTAACGCCCCACATGGTCTGCGTGGAGCTAGTGCCACGCGGCGCTGAAGTCGATCCGGTTATGGTGGAATACCAGCCAACGCCGTTGTTCTCGTTGATGAAGAACGCCAGCGCGGTGCCAGCCGTACCAGAAATTCGCAGCACTTCGCGGACCAGGCTGGTGGAAGGCAGCGCTGCTTGCGTCGTCCAGCGGATCGCAATCAGGAAATCGCCGCTGCCGTCCTGCCAGCCATAGTTCGTTGTGCTGGTGTAGTCGTAGCTTGCGCCCAATGCGCCAACAACGCCAGGTTCGGCCAAACTGACTAGGTTTTGCGTTCCACTCTTGACCAGCGTCGGCGCTGTTGCGCCAACAAACAGCCACGGCACGCCGTCCTTGTGGCTCGCGTCGTCAGCCGTGAAGTCCCAGCCCAGGTTAAGGCCGGTCGAATAAGTCGTGTCGGCGCTATTTAGCGCAAGCGGCAGCGTGCGCTGTGAGTGGGAAACAGTCATGCTTTAGGTCGGCTGGTTGCTGGTGTAGGTCAGCTGCGGGAAGTCCACAGGGTTGCCGGACGTAATCGCCTGGTCGGTCGTTTCGTCCGTTACCCACAGCACCTTTGCCGCGCCATCGGTGAACGCAATGTGCAGGTTCGAACCTGCAGAAGCGCCTGCGGATGCATTCGCGGACTTGCCGCTGGCGCTGGTCAGCAGGCGATTGCTGCCCGACGACGATAGGGTGAAGTCGCCCGAAGCAATGGTGACTTCTGCCAGCTTGTTTCCGGTCACGGTCGCGTAGTTGTCGCCAGCCGTGTAGCCGGAAATCAGCAGCATCTTCGTTGCGGCGTTCTTGATGGCGTTCAGGCCGCCGTCCAGAACGTCGGCGTGTGCGAATTTGGCCATGTTGAAAAATCCCATTGAAATAGATTGCCAAATGATAGGCCGCACGCGGCGACCTATCCTCTGGTGGGTTTTCCTACGCCTGCGCTGCAGTGGTTGGTGCGGTAGCGCCCTGTGCAGTGTGGTGGTGCGTCTTAAGGCCGATGCCGTCCGCAACAACGTTGGCTCCAGTTACGGTGACGTTGCCGCCGTCAATCGCCGCGCCGCCGTGGCCAGTAATCAGGCCGTCAACTGTCAGCGCCTGCGTGCAGTGCGTCAGCGGCGTGTTCAGCGTCACGCTGGTTACTGCGTTGATCGTGGCTTCCTTGCAGTTCACGATAACCTTTCCGTCGCCCGCTACGGTCACGGTCAGCGTGCCGGTGGCGCTGTTGTAATCCACCGCCGAACCATCAGGGAACACCACGTGTTCCTGGTCCTTGCTGGCGGCTGGCGCTGGGTGATCGTCCTGGAATATCGCAGGCCCGATGACGGCCTGGCTGGTGTCGCCATACGGCGCGAATACCAGCCGCTGTTCGCCAGGCCGTGGCGCTGACCATGTGCGCGTCGCGCCAGCGCGGCTTTCGCCCCACGGCAGCCAGTCGGTGGTCAGGCCGCCGACTTTCATTTTCACGCGGGCGTTCGCTTCGTCCAGTTCGGATACGACGCCGACGCGGATCATGTTCGCCAGCAGTCGTTCTATTTCCGCGCTCACGGTGCCACCTGGGTATAGTCGTCTTCGTGGCCGGTGCCGATGTCGGGAGACTGGCCAGTCCATACGGTCGTTGGCGTCAGCCCTTCGTCGGTCCACACGCTTTCGCCCAGGTGGACGACTTGCCGCCACTCGACGCACCACACTTCGTACTTGTCCAGTTCAGGCTTGAAGTCGCTGCGGTATGCGTGGATCGCTTCAGGCGGTCCCATGCGCGTGACGATGCGGCGCAAGTCCTTGCGGATGAAGTGCGCCAGCGCGCCAGCCAGGACGCGGGCCGACAGCTTCGCCTGTGGCGTGCGGAAGCCCAGTATCAGGTCAGCTTCGAAGCGGCAACGGACGGCTGTCTGGTCGGTGCCAGGGTCAACGTCTGGCGCGTCTTCGAATTCCGGCATGTCCAGCAGGCAGGCCGGCGTCGGCACTTCGTCGCGGTCTTCGCGGTAGAACTCGACGGTTTGCAGGTCGGGAAACTGCGCCTTGATGGCGTCCACGATGCGAGTATGGAATTCCTCGATTGAAATTGCGGTATCTGCGTTCATGCTTCGCCCAGCTTGTATTTCACGCGGGCCGTAAGATCGCGCTGAAAGTTCTTCCAGAAAATCTGTTCGGTCTGCACAAAAATTTGGTCTTCGATGACCACTTGCGCGCGGTCGCTGACGGCCATCTGCTGTTCGATGATGTGCAGGCGGCCCTTGCCTTCGCGCTTGAAAATGGTTTTTCGCTTCTTGAACGTGCTCTTGGCGACAAATCCGCCTTTGAATTCCTGGCCGCGAAAACTCGCGCCATCGCCGCCAAGCTTCGGCGTGCCCTTAAACCAGCTTACTGGCATGTCGTTGATGCCGAACCACAGCTGCATGCCGTCGCCGCCAGAAACGCGCAGCTTCAGCGACTTAAGGCGCTTGCGCAGCATGCTGATGGTGCGCAGGGCCAGTTCGTCTTTCAACTTGCGGGCCGCCATGGTGCGCAGTGCAGTTGCAGTGCGAGCCAGCGCGCGGTGCAACGCGAACTTCACCTGCTTTTCGGTTGCGCCCAGGTCCATCACCAGCTGATCCATGCCGGTGGCGTCAATTTCGAAGTGCAACAGGCTCATTTAAGCCTTCGACAGTTCCAGCTGCGCCATGCCGTCGCCCAGCGGCTGCGGGCGCGTCATGATGTCGTAGGTGACGGTGCCGCCGTTCTTTGGCAGCGTCGCAACCAGGCTGTCGCCGCGCTTGATGCCGGTGCAGCGGTACAGCGGCAGCTGGAACGTCGGCACTGTCGTGTCTTCCACGAACTCGCCTTTACGCGCGCCCAGGTATGGGTCTTCCAGGTGCCCGGTTACGTTCCGGCTTCCGCCCGCCTGGAACTGGATGACTGCGGCCACGGCGAAATCGTCCGTGTCCATAAATTCTTCCAGATCATCCCAGGCGGGCGTGGTCATGCTTAAGCGCCGGTCTTGCCGGTGATGGTCACGCCGTAGGTGATGGCAGGGGATGCGCCGCCCAGGGTGTTGACGACTTTCACGAACTGCTTCAGGCCGTCCACGTTGCGCAGCTTCGACTGGAAGGATGCGCCGCCAGCGGTCGTTACCTGGTCGAAGGCAATGCCGCTGTCGGTGTAGGTGCCGCCGCTGGTGTCGCAGTGGGTCAGCTTCACGTCGGAAGTCTGCGCCGCGCCTTCAGGTGCGGACGAATTCAGGGTGAACAGCACTTCGCCAGTGTACTTGGACAGGTCAATAGCGGCGCTGGTGTCGGTCGCGGTGATGCGCTTGGAGAATGCGACAACTGCCTGGGTCAAACGTGCAATGATTTGCATGGTGGTGGTTCCTCAGTGGATTTTGAAATTATTTCTTTTTGCGGGCAGGCTTGTCGCCCTCGCCAGCATCGCCTTCGGCTTCAGCTTCGGCTTCGTCAGCTTCGGCATCTGCAGCGCGGGCGGCGGCTTCATCTGCAGCGGTGGCCAGCACAGCCTTGCCGCGCAGCAGCAAGCCCTTAGCGTGGTCTTCCGGCACGTCCAGCAGGACTTTGCCAGCGGGCGCAATAGTGCCGTCCACGACAATGGCGGCGGTCAGTTTGATGTTTGCGGTTTTCATGTGATCGAAATTCCTTGTCGTTTCAAAAAAGGGCGGCGCTTGGCCGCCCTTTCCCGTTCAGGTCACTGCCCTGGCTTACGGATTGACCAGGTGGCTGCCGTAGCAGATGGATTCCAGGCGACGTAGCGCAAAGTCCACGTCTTGGAACACCACGATGCGGGTGCCGCCCGACTTCGACAGGCTGGCGGTGTCCACAATCATGTCCAGGCCGCCCCACATCGCGATCAGGAAGTCCGCGAAGTTGCCGAAGAACATATCGTCAGCGTTCAGCTGGTTGGTCACTTCGGTGCGGTAGCCGTTGACGGTGTTGCCCGGTTCCCAAATGGTGGTTTCGGTGCCGGTGCCGAACTTCGGCGTGGTCTTCATGTAGCCGCGCAGGCGGGAGTGCATCAGGTACGCCATCGAATTCACGTCGGCGTTGTCTGCGGCAATCTCGGTTTCCATGCCAACCAGGTTAGGCCAGGTCGGCGCTTGCTGTGCGGCGAAGTCCACGGCGTTCATGCCGTTGTAGTTCTTCAGGCCACGCGGCTGATACTGGGTGCCGGTGCCGTAGATGGCGGCGATGTCGATTGCTTCGCTCACGGCGTCGCGCAGGTCGTTGCGCACCAGCATTTCCGCGTCAGGCGAAGACTGGTTCAGCAGCTTGCGGGTGATGTCGATGTACGCCGCCACGGTTTTCGGGGTCAGCGTGATCTGGCCGAATTCCATGCCGGTTTCTTGTGCGTCCTGGCCTTCACCCAGCCAGTAAGCCTTCGCGCGGTCGGTCTTCTTCGGAATGTCCATGGTGCCAACCAGGCCGGACATCACGGTGGCCAGCTTCATCATCACGGAACGATTGCGCAGCTGGTCGATCCACGAAGTGGAAGTGGTGTGCGGGACCAGGTGTGCGCCCGACTGGCCAGCGCCAGGGATGCCGCCTGCGTTGAACGCGCGGGTGCCCAGAACGTCGGCAGGGATCAAGATGCCTTGTGCGGTCTTGCCAGTGGCGCGCTGCGCTTGCTCGCTGCATTCGAATTCGAAGGCGGCGGCTTCACGGTCGGCGCGGGTGGCGTTCGGGTGCAGGGCGCGGGCGGCGCGCAGCATGCTGAAGCGGGCCACTTCGTCGTTCGACAGGCCGATTTCGGCGGTGCGGTTCTGCTCGCCCAGTGGCTTGCTGGTGCGCTCGTTGAAGCGTTCCAGCAGTGCGTTCTGCATGTCGGCTTCGGTCTTGCCGTCGCGGACCATCTGCGCTGCCAGGTCGCGGGCATCGAACTTGTCGCCCAGCGCCAGGATAGCGTTCGAACGTGCGCGTTCGGCGTCAGCGCCCAGGCTGCGGGAGTGGCTGTCAGCGCCAGCGGCTTCGATGATTTCGGACGCGCCGACATCTTTGCCGCTGTCGTCCTGCGCAACGCGGCACATATTGCCCTGGGCGTCGCGGAAGTAGCGATATTTCATAAGTTTTAGTTCCTCGGTAGTTGCCCGCGTTGCTGCGGATTCGTTGATGCTGCCCGCATCATCGGTTGTTTTCTTCGACTGTTCCTCTGGTGGGTTTTCCAGCGAGCGGCCAACGCCCACGCTTGGGTCAGCCGGGACGCTGACGAACGAAATTTCGAATGGCTCCCAGTCGATGACACGGAACACGTCCACGTCTTCGCGTTCTTCAATCAGCTTCAGGCCGTGGACCATGTAGCCAACAGACACTTTCGTAACGATGCCGTCCGCCAGGTCTTGCAGCAGCTGTTCGCCGGCTGGCGACTTGCTGATGCGGACGACAGCACGGCCCACAGCATCGCCGTCGATGCTCGCGGATTCCACGACGCCGCGCATGTCGTCCCAGTTGTGATTCCACAGGGACGCCGCGCTATCCTGCAGGCGCTCCATGCGGACTTCGCCAGGTGCATGGCCAAGGATTTCGATGCCGAACCAACGGCGGTATTCCAATTCGCTGGAAAACGACAGTTCGACGGTGCGCGCCTCAACGTTCACGCCGCCCACATTCGCTTCACGCTGCTGCGGTTTCTTCGCAATTTCGGCCAGTCGTTGCACGGCCTTGCTGGCGACGCCATCGGCAGCGTCGCGCGTCATCAGGGTTTTGATGGTCATTCTGTGGCTTTCGGTTGCGGTTTGGCAGCGGGTGCCGGTGGCTTCGGCTGAATTCCGAAGCTGTTCTTAATCAGGTCCATGGCTTCTTCCCGCGTGAAGCCTTCGGCCGCCAATGCGTCCACCTGGGCACGCATGTCGCGAGCCGATTCGATCCAGACGGTTTGCGGGTCTTCGCCCTGTTCGCGAATGATCGTGCTTGGCGACTTCAGGAAATTGTTTTTCGATTCAATCGCTGCGTCCACGTCGGCGCGCGGGTCGATCCACTGCCAGCGTCGCGGCTGCCAGGAAACGGCGCTGTACTGGTCGATCTTCGACGCCTGCAGCGCCTTGCCCTTGATGGCAATGCGGCCCGCCACTAGCGAATATTCCAGCCAGGCTTCGAAGACGGGCTGCACCAGGCTTTCAATCAGCCAGTCTTGCAGTTCCTTCCAGTGCTCGCGGCTGTCCAGCGTGCCCTGGCGGATGCTGGAGAAATTCACGCCTTCCAGGTCCGACGCCAGTTCGTTGTAGGGCACGCCCCAGCCGGATGCGATCCCGCGCAGTGTGTGCTTAGTGAACGGCAGGAATTCGCCCGACGACGCGGCAGGTGCGAACGTCTCGATGTGCGCGCCCTTCGGCAGAATTCCGAACGTGCCAGGGTCGGCATCGATTTCTGGCGGGTTGTCTTCGTCGTATTCTGGCCCGTCGCTGTCCTTATCCCAGGCAACCCATCCCATTTTCGAAGCGCTGATGCGCTGGCCGATCACGGCGGCTTCTTCGTATCCCTGCAGGTGGCGCAGGCGCAGCAGGCCGGTGGCCATCCACGGCAGGCCGCGCTTCTGGCCTTCGATTTCTTCCAGGAAGCCGTGAATGATTTCGTCGGCAGGGATGCGAACGCAGCGCTTGCCGCTGTACACATACGCCTGTTCGGATTCGTCCGTGGTCGTGAAGTAATACGCCGTAGGCCGCCCGTAGCGGTTGAACTCGATGCCTGCGCGCACGAAATTGCTGCTTCCGTTTAAACGCTGCACGTCCAGGTCAACAGGGCAGCGCTGCGGGTCGATGGTCTGCAGTGCGAAGCCCCACGGACCAGCGTCGCTGCCGTAGATTTTGCGCACGAAGAATTCGCCATCCTTTGCAGCGTCGCGCACGACGCCCAGCGTTACTGCCCGCCAGCTTTTCTTCCCGGTGACGGTGCAGTTGCGGCGGTGCCCCCAGTCGTTCCACGAAGATTCAATGGCAGCGTTGGCATCGGGGTCCAGCTTGCCCCTGGCGCTTTTCACCTGAGCCTGCATCATAACGCCAGGGCCGACGATGTTCTGGCGGCACATGCGGATGAAGGCGCGGGCGTGGTCGTTGTTCGCCACCATCTGGCGCGAACGCGCTACCAGCGCCACCTGGTTTCTCTGCACGATATCGTCAGCGGTCAGCGGCATGCGGCCCCAGTCTTTCGTCAGGCGGTCGCTGTCGGCGGATGCGAACATGCGCACGGCGCGCTGCATCATGCGCGAAGCCTGATGAAGCGTTGCACGGGTAGGACTGGTGTCCATAGCAAGCGAAGCAACACCGCCAGAAGAACGCAGCGGCACGCTTGGAACGCTGGTGCGGCTCGCCTGCTTCAAATAATCGTCGGGACTCATTTCAACCTTACGCGCACTTCGCGCCCAAAGACGTTACCGCCACGTGCTGCAGCGTCTTCAGCGCGCACGCGGGCCAGATAGGTGGATTCCAGCAGCAGCAAATCCTTGATAGGCGTGCGCCACAGTTCGCGCGGGCCGTTCGGCGTGCTGATGACGTAGCGCTGCTGGTCCTGCGTCGCGCGCTTTTCGATAACGGCGCGGATGTTTTCCAGGACGATGCGGTTGTGGCTGCGCACGTCGCTGCCTGCAGGCATCTGCGCCAGGTCGGCCAGGACTTCGACGCTGCCCGCATCGACTTGGATCACGACGCCATCGGCGGACACGCGCGCGCTGTACACGTACAGGCCAGGCACATAGGCGGCAGTGGTCGCTGCGGAAGCTTCCAGCAGGTGCTGCACGCCGTCTGCAACGCCTTCCAGGTCGATGGCCGCAGGTCCGCGCAGCGACACGGACAGCTGCCAGCCCGTTGCGGGGTAGCCTGCCAGTGTCACCAGCTTGGAAAGCGTCAGCCCAGCATTAATTTTTGCCGGAAGAATGTCGTTCACGTATGCCCATCACCAGTTATTCACGAAATTGCGTCGCTTCGGGCCTTTAGCGGGCGCAGAATGACGCACTGGTGCAGTTTGAACGACGCGTGGCTTTGGTTCCTCTGGTGGGTTTTCCTGCTGTTTTTCTGCTGGTTTTTTCGCGATTTCGCGCACTTTTTTCAGCGTTTCAACGAGTTTTACGGCGTTTTCCGCTGTCTTTTTCGCCCATTCTTCATTGCTAATCGGCTTCATGCGCTCTGCGATCTTCTTCAGGTTCGGCAGAGTGATCTTCAGCGCGGCATAGGCATAAACGCGGCAGTCCAGCGCTTCATTTCGCGCCTTGTCCGGCTTGTGCCACTCGCGCACAGGCTGGCCCTTCACGTAACGCGTCACCAATTTTTCGGCGGTGATCTGTTTGTACCAGTCGGGGTCACGGTCGGCGGGCACGTGGCAGTAGCCTGGGCCTGGCTTCGACTGCGCCAGGCGACGCATCACCATCAGCTTTGCTTCGTCCACGCCAACCACGAATAGGTCCACCTTACGGCGCTGCTTGCCAGACTGGCGGCGCTGTGGTGCTTGAACGATCGGCATGCCCCATCCGCCTTGCCCCTTGCCAGCGAACAGGCGGCGGCCAGTCTTGCCCTTGCAGTATTCGTAAGCCCGCTGCGTGTGGCCAGCTGTGCCGCCAGTGTCCAGCACGGCGGACTGAATGGACAGCATGTTTCCGGTTTCGTGCGTGAACTGTTCGGCCAGCAGGTCGTCCAGGTCGTCCCACACATCCTGCTGCATGGTATCGCCCCACAGCACGCGGTAATCGACGGACCAGCTTTCCTCTGCGACGCCCCAGGCGACAATTTCGACTTCCAGGCGGTCGTTCTGCATGTCGATGCCCGCCGTCAGGTACACGCCGCCAGCTGGCACTTGAACGCGCCCCTGCATCCAGCCAAGCGCTTCCGCGCGCCCCTGCAGCGTGGTCGGGTCGGCTTTCTCGCCGGTTTCTTCAAACGTTTCCGCCAGGCTGACGTTCTGGAACGACTGCACATCGCCCACTGCGATTTTATCCAGGTACGACTGCACGATGTCACGCAGACGGCGGAACGTTGAAAGCATTTCAGGCGCGTGGAATGATGCGTGCCCCTTGAACAGCTTTGCGGCCTTCCATCCGTGCCCCAGCTTTTCGGCGTTGCGGATTGCAGCGATGCGCTGGCCGTCATCCCACAGGCAGCCGCAGTGCTCGCAGGAATACATAGCCGTTTCCGGCTGGTGTTCCTGGCCCACGTCCTGTTCCCATTCCTTGATTTCCCTCGAACGGCGGCCTTCCCAGCGGACGTTCGCCCACTTGAAATACTGCGGTTCGTCGCAGTCAGGGCAGCCGACGTAGTAGCGGCGCTGGTCGCCTTCTTCGAATCCGGTTTCAATGCGCGATGCGCCCTTGACGGTCGGTGTGCTGCTGCGCGTGTTCAGCGCCTGGTCGCCGAACGTGGCGGCGCGCTGCGACAGCAGTTCGACAGGATCGCCTTCAGGCGTCGCGTCCATGCCGTCCACTTCGTCGGCCTGCGTGATCGGCGCGGAACGCCCGCGCAGCGTCTTCGGCGAACCGGCCCAGCTGAACATCAGCCAGCCGCCGACATACGAAATGATGCGGCTGTTGTTGACGCCTTCACGCCCGCGCTGCTTCGCCATTTTGTCGGCAATGGCAGGGTTCGCGTCCAGCATCGGGCGCAGCTTCGTTTCCAGGAACGTCTGCACGTCGCCTTGCGTAGGCTGTACCAGGATTTGCGAGCGCGGTTCGTGCGCGATGAAATACCCGGTGATGCACTGCTGCACGGTAGTTTTGCCCAGCTGCGCCCCGGTCATGTAGTCGATGCGGCGGATGCCAGGGATTTTGATCGCGTCCAGCATGCCGCGCTGATACGGCGCGTTGTCGAAGTCGATAGGGCCGGGGATCGCGTTGCCGACTGGGATGCGCACGTTTTCCATCGCCCATTCGGATGGCAGCATGTCCTTCGGCGGGATCAGGTTCACGGCGGCGCGGCGAATCGCGGCCAGCACGGCTTCCGCGTTGCGGAAGGCTTCGGCGATGATAGTCATAGGGTCGTGCAGCGCGTGCGCTGATGCGGGCAGGTGCGGCAGGCGCGAGTGCCGGTTATGGTCTTCGCGGTGTGGTCGATGTTGATAAGCCAGCCGCCATAGTCATGGGCGCCCAGCAGGCAAAGAAGCCAGGCGATCATTCGTCGCCCTCGGCGTCTTCGTCTTCGTCTTCCAGTGTCAGGTCGGCTTCGGCGGCGGCCTGCAGAGCCAGCGTCAGTTCCTTGCGCAGCTTGTCCTTGAAAATTGTTTCATCGGTTTCGCCCAGCAGCTGGATCACGCAGCGCTGCGGCACGTTCATCACGTTGGCGCGGATTTGCGCGAACACTTTGGCCTGGGCGCGTTCGAAATCGCGGACGGGCGCGACTTCGCCTTTCTTCTTCGCCAGCTCCAGTTCGGCGGTCAGCATCTTGGCCTGGGCGGTGCGCTTTTCGATGGCGGCCAGGTCGTCCGGTGCGTCGGCGGTGGCGTCCTTTGCGGCGCGCTCGATGCGCCAGCGTATTACATCTGCCAGGTCGAAAACCCATTCAACGCCACGGCTGCCGCGCTGCCCCACTGGCATGCCGTCTTTTACCCAGCGGTCAATGGTTGGAAGGGAAACGCCTTGCGCTTCGGCAAGCCCGCTTCGGTTCAGTTTCAGGCCCATGCTTTATTGCTTTTAGTAATGATAAATTGCGTTTTTAGAACCCACGCAGATATGGAA